GGAGCGAACGACGTCCAGTCGCTTCGCGCGACGATCTATCTGTTCGATCAAACGATATTCATGACACGCTTCTCTGGCGATGGCGAGATCGCGCAGTCTTTCGAGTGCGATCCCGCCAGCATCGTCGAAGCGTTTAGCGACGCGCCACTCTCGACTGGCTTGCTACCACCTGACACGCTCTTTTACACGCACGCGCCAGAGAAGCGCATAGCGATCTATGTCGAGCCACGCAAGCACGAGCTGATCATGGTCACTGATGGACAAGAGCAAGAAAAGATCTTGTGTGCTCTTCCCGGCATGATCTTTGCTGGTATCGGCCATCGCTGGTTTTGCTACGCAGTCAAAGAGCGACCAGTCGACGACCAAGCGACACTTTACCATGTACCACTGCCAAACGTCCACACAAACGGCCAGATCTGCGCTGGCGATACTGGACTCCAAACGCTCGCAGTCCGGACTGGCAACATGCGACCAGCCTTCGAGCGCTTCATGACGACTGCGTTTAATGGCCATCTGGTCAACAAGAAAAGCAAGAAAGCGCCAGACGACTGCAGAGATATGCTGTACAAGCTCGACGCTCGACGACGTCGAAAGTACCCACTCGACGATCTTGTCGCGACTCGCTACGCTCTCAAGAGCATCATGACAAACAACATAGGAAGGTAGACATGAAGATCTCCAAAGCTGTACGATACATCACTAGCGACATACTCGAAGCGCACGAGCCGCGCTTCGGTGGATATGACTATATCTTTGCTGGCTCTGGCGTCTGGAAGCGCGCCATGTCCACAGTGCTGCATGCGTGCGTGCCAGTCGCAAAGTGCAAGATCGCCACGCTTCCAGACGTGGTACAGCCTCACGCGACGCTCATGTATGGTAAGATGCCATCAGCTCTATTATGGCGAGCTATCGAAGACGCGCGCAAACAGTGCGCACGCCGGCCGACAGAGTCGCTTTACCATGTCGCGCTGCAGCTCGACAGAGGGCACGACTTTTACACGCTCGCGCAGCCCAAACAGATCGCGACGCTGGCCAAGGTCGAAGCCGAGACGCCAGAGTCGATGGCCATACCAGCCAGTCACGTCGTCGCAGACATCCATACACACCCACTGGGATCAGCTCGGCCAAGCAAGACAGACGACGCAGACGAAACTGGCTTTCGGATCTATGTGATCATTGGCGACCTGTTCGCACAGAGACCTCTTGTCTTTTGTCGAGTCGGTATCTTTGGCGACTTTTGGCCAGTGCCAGCGCACGAAGTCTTCGACGTCGCATGGCACGACTATCGCGATCAGACCACGATCGACAGACACGTCGACCACTGGGAAGGACACTAGACATGGTACAGCTCGCCACGCACAAGAAAGCAAGAATCGAGATCGGCGACCAGCGCGCGATCACTGTCGTGCTGGTCGGCTGTGGGGGGACTGGCTCTTTTGTCGCGCTGCATCTGGCGCGACTCGCGTACCACGCGCGCGAGCTGGTCGACTTGCGCTTTCGTCTGTACTTTGTCGACGACGACGTCGTCGAGTCCAAAAACATTGGACGCCAAAACTTTTGTCCCTGCGAAGTGGGACACAACAAAGCGCAAACGCTCGCCGACAGATACGCGCGCGCTTTTGGCTTTTCGATCACGGCAGTACCTGATCGCTTTACTTTCGAGCTATTCGACACGCAGATCAAAAAGTCGATCGAGTACCACGAGCAAGCCATTATACTTGGCTGCGTCGACAACACTGCAGCCAGACGCGAGATCGCGCGCTGCGTCTCGCAGAAGACTGGCTCTCTTTGGTGGATCGACTCTGGAAATGATCGATACTCTGGCCAAGTGCTGATCGGTAACGACACGAGCCGCACGTCGCCACTGATCGAGATCGTCGGCCTGTGCTCTGCAGTGCCAGCGCCCAGTGTCCAAGAGCCTGGAATCGTCGATCCAGCCAGCGACGTCGACGTCGACTTTGTCGCCGATGGCTTGAGCTGCGCAGAGCTGGCGCTATTAGGCGCGCAAGGTCTGACGACAAACCAGACCATGGCCGACGTCGTCGCGACGTACTTGCACAGACTGACTGTCATGCACGATCTCGACGTGCGCGCCACGTATGTCGATCTGCAGACTTTGAGCATGCGCAGCGAGCCGATCGTCAAGCCAAAGCCACCAAAGCGCACTAAAGCCAGCTTGAACGCCAGAGCATACCTCGACTAGACCACAGATCACGCGCGCGCTATGTATTGACAGAATAGCGCGCGCGTGATAAAATCTAGAAACAAAACCACACACACAGCGAAAGGACCAGAGCATGATCACGATCTTTAATGGATGCGAGATCCAGCTCGACAGCGCGCAGACGCGCATATACGCGCAAGTGTCTGTCGCACTGCGCGATCACATAGTCGACTTTAATACTGGCAAGAGCCTGTCGCCTTTTGGAGTCTTCATGTGCATCGCTTTGCACGTCGACCAGTTTGGCTGGTCGTACCCATCGCGAGCCACGCTCAAAGCCAAAACTGGGATCAAGACTGACGACTCTTTGACGACCTGTCTGCGACACTTGGTCGCCATGCGCATAGATGGCCATAGAGTGCTTGCCATCTATCGAGATCAGCGCACAGATGGCAAGTTTGGCTTGTACTGCTATCGCGTCTTCCCTGACGCTTTCGACGACCAGCTCGCCAGCGCGCCCGAACGCTTCGAGAAGCTCGTACACTGGACCTACAAAGATCCAGCCGAGCGCCAGAAAAGATCCAGTACTGGATCTTCCAGTACTGGACAATCTAGCGAACCAGTACCCAATGAACCAGTACCGGATCATGACGCCATGAAGTATAACCATGATCAAGTAGAACTAGAAGAAGGAGAAAGTACCAGCGCTGATCCTGGCGTGCTTTCCAGCGAAGACGCTGCGCGCGGCCCTCTAGAGATGGCTGCAGAGTGCCAGCGTCGCAGCGCTGGCCAAACGCAATGGACTGTACCCACGAGCGCTGGCGGCTCTACAAAGCGAGTCGACGCTATGCTGCGCGCGTGGATAGGTAGCAAGCGCATGAAGCCTTCCAGCGTGCCAGAGTCGATCCAAAAGCGCTGGCGCGCAGCCTTCGACAAGGTCGTCGGCTCTTTCGAGACAGCCACGCCAGACCAGTGCGCGAGAGCTGTCCAAGCTGTGCTTGATCCAAAGTCCAAGCGCTTCGCGTACTACACATACAGCGACCCAAACGTCGCAAAGTTTCGACAAGACTTCGAGATCGTACTCTTGGAGATCTTGAACGAAGGCCAGCCCAGATCTGGCGATCGCAGCCCAGAGCACGCTGGCCAGCTCACCGGCCTGGACGCCATACAAGCACGCATGGCCAAGACTCGCAGCTCGGTATAGGAGACGACCATGGACAGACAAGACGTCGAGAAGACTATCGCAGTGCTCATGACAGTGTACACAGTCCAAGCGCGCAAGTTTACCGAGAGCGAGATCGATGGCATGATCGCAAGCTGGTCGATCTTGCTCGACGACCTGTCGCCAGACTTGTTACAAGCTGCAGCGCTCAAGCACGCCAGCACACAGCGCTTTTGGCCGACGCCGGCAGACTTGCGCAGCGCAGCCAGCGAGATCGACGACCTGACGCGCAGCGATCACTTGGAAGCGAACGACGCATGGAGCGAAGTATCGCGCGCGCTCTCGCGTGGTCTTTATGAAGTGGACGAAGAGAAGGGACTCATGCAGTTTAGAGCATCGCGCGCAGACGACTGGACCGATCCACTGATCCAGCGCGCGATCGATGGCATAGGGGGATGGCGAGCACTTCGACACTCGCAGAACGCTGCAGCCGATCGAGCGCGCTTTCTCCAAGCATACGATCGATACAAAGCTCGACAGCGTCAAGACAAAATGATACCGAGCGCGCTGCAGAAAGCGATCGCGGCTGTACGCGCGCAGAGCCAAAACGCAAACGCGATCGACTTGCGCGCAGCCATGCAAGGCTATGCGCAGCTCTTGGAGGGATAGCACCATGGATCGCCTTTCTTTCACAGTGTCAGAGATGACAGACATGCTGGACGACCTCGCAGCCAGCGCCACTGGCGCGCGCTCTGTTGCGTCTCGCGTGCTTGACCAGACACGCGAGAGACTAGCGAGCCACGAACAGACGATCAGATACGCGCGATCGCAAACAGGTTTCGAGCCGATCGTACTGCAGACGCAGCGCAAGATCGACGACCTCGAGCGCGTAAAAGATCGAGCGCGACGCATACTCGACAGAACGCAGACAAACGAAGGGACAAGCACATGAATGGCGCAGAGATTCGGCGAGCGCTGGACGCTGCCATGAACACGCACGAGCAAAGAGACTACCTCGGCATGAGCCAGATCGGGTACTGCGTGCGCGAGATATACTTTCGCGTCACCGATGGCAAAACGCCAGAGAGCGCGCAAAACTTGAACTTGCGACGACTGCAGTATCTTGGGATCTTGTACGAGCAAGACGCGATCGCCAGACTCGAAGCGCAAGGCGTAAAGATCGACGCACGCCAGCGCGAGCTGGTCGCGCCTTTCGACGATCGCTTTCGTGGTCACATAGATGGCGAGATCGATGGCGATCTACTAGAGATCAAGACTGTGTACAACCAGCGCGCGATCCAGCGAGTACGCGCTCATGGCGTCTTGAGTCGGCACTCTATGCAGATCCAAGCGTACATGAGGTATGGCGAGTACGAACGCGCGCAAGTGCTGTACATCGCGCGCGACTCTGGCCAGCCCTGGGTAGTCACAGTGCTGCGCAGCGAGCAAACTGGCGAAGACGTCGAAGCGAAAGCGCGAAGGATCCTCGCAGCGCTCGATCGCAAGCGCGCGCCATCGTGCCAGTGTGGCAAGTGTGGACGCTAAACATGCGAGTACCCATCGCCATGACAGACTTTCCATGGAAGTATAACGACTATCGCAAAATGCGCGCTGATGGCGTCACACCCACAAAGGGGATAGGCGCTTGTAACCACTATAATGGCATGTCCACAGAAGAGCTGTGCAATTTGCGGCCCTGGATCGACTGCGTCGTCGCAGATCGTTGTATGCTCTTCATGTGGATCGTGCCGCCACTCGTGCCAGACGCGCTGGAAGTCGCACGCGCATGGGGATTCGAGTATTGTACCATCGCTTTCGACTGGATCAAGATCAATCGCGCGCAGTACGCAAAGCTCGCCAAAGACGTGCGCGCAGCTCTGCAGCTCTGCGCAGATGGCCAGATCACTGGGATCGACCTGTCGCGCGCAGTCTTGCACAAACTGATACGCGCCAACCCTGGGTACTATACATGGTCAAACTGTGAACAGGTTTGGCTCTTTCGACGTGGTCGCCCGTATCGCTTCGCCACTGGCCGCAAAGGTCGACAAGCTCAGCTTTTCGATGGCGAGCTATTCGAGCTACAAGAGACCACGCAGCACGTCGCGCCACTTGGCAAGCACAGCGAAAAGCCAGATCTGTTTTATGACATCGTCGCAGAGATGTACCCACAGTGCGAGCCACGTCTCGACATGTTTGGCCGCAAAGAGCGCCCTGGCTGGATCGTCGTCGGTAACGAAGCGCCTGGCTTTGTTGGCGTCGACATACGAGACGCGCTCGCAGAGGTGTCGAGATGGTAGAGCATACAGATCCCATCACAGCTATACTATGGATCGCGCTCGCAGTGCAAGGCGAAGGCGCCGGCCTCTTCGCTGGTCTCGACTGCGCTGCAGCGATCGCCGAGACAGTGATCAACCAAGCGCACGATCTTGGCTGGTCGATCGAGCGCACAGTCGTCGAAAACTTCCATGGCTGGATCAACGTGCCAGATATGCAGCCAGCGCAGTGGGCGATCGATGTTTCCCGGGAAACATACGAGCGCTTTGTCGCCGGCAGCCTCGAGCACGACAAGTACTTTGTGCTCAGCGACCATGACTTGCGAGATCACTGGCTGGATGGCTCGACGCGCGTGCTCTCTTTCCACCAAAGCGGCGATCACTTGTACTTTTTTTCGAGCTGGCCCGAGCGATTGCCAGATCGACCACAGCTCACACAGTAGGGGGACCATTCATGCAGTATGCTCTGGTACGTCTTGAGAGAGTGCTGATCATTCGATCGTCTGGCCAAGAGAAAGCATGGCGACCAGTGGTCGCACGCGACGCGCGCATGTGCTCTATGTGTGGTCATACCATCGCAAAGCGCAGCACAGTGATCCAGCCATACGACCAGACAGACAAAGATCGACTCTGTCTTCTCTGCGTCGATCTCTTGCGTCGCTTGCGTCTCATGTCTTTCGTCAAGTGTCCAAGCTGCGAAGAGCTGATCCCGTGGCGACCACTGGCCAGCCACGAGTACGCATGCCATAACTGCCATGGGATCGTCGACGCGACTGGCGAGCTGATCTCTGGCGAGCTGGCTGTCGAGCATTGCCCACTCTGCGCGCACACTGTATGGTACAGAGAGAGCGCGCCGCGTCGCATGTGCGATCACTGCTATTCTGTCTTCGATGTGACCATGACAGAGTGCGAAGACCTCGACATGAACGCTCAAAACTTTGACATGACGCAGCGCAGAAACGCGCGCAAAGTCAGCCCTTTACACCCATGGCGCTCGTATGGCACGAGCTTCGCAGTCGAGCAAGAAAGCGAGATCACATGAGCGACCAGATCACACTGGCGCTGGACGCCAGTACAAAGTGTGTCGGCTTTTCGCTCTGGTCTGGATATGACTATCTGTCTGGCTTTGAGCGCAAATATAAAGGCCAAGCGTACTTGCGTATGGATCGCATCGCGCGCGACGTGCTCGACTTGTGCCAAGAGCACCTTGTACAGCACGTCGCGATCGAAAAGCCTGTCTATGTCCAAGGTCATGGACACGACACGCACTTCGAGCTGGCATGCGCGTTTGGCGCGATCGCGTCTCGCGTGGCTGGCGCTGGCTTGCACGTGTACGAGATCAATCCAAAGAGCGCGAAAGCTGCGCTCGTGTCTGGCAAGGCGACAAAAGCACAGATGATCCAAGCTGCGCAGCTATACGTCGGAGCACGCATGGTCGTCGGCGAGCACCATGCCGACTCCATTGGCGTCTTTCTTGCTTGGTGGAACAGTCATGGCCATCGCTTACAAGTAGAAAGCATGAGAGCATGAGCGATCGACCTGTTATCTTTGAGTTTTGGGAAGGCGACCAGCGCACGAGCCGCCACGAGTTTACATGGGGGGAGATCGAAGCGCTCGAAGTGATCTTGCGTCGAGCCGGGCCCGAGATGCGCCAGATCCTGGCCGGCTCGGACGTCGACAGAGCTGCGCTCGCTGGCACGCCAGAACAGTGCGCGAAAGAACTAAACCGGATCAAGCCACAAGGCACTTTGTTTTTCAGCGCGCCAGAGATCAGAGTCTGGCGCACTATGGCCAGCACGCCAGACAGACACGAAAGGAAAAGGGGACCATGCGAACAGTGATCACACAGATCAAAGACCAAGACTTGCGCATCGCCACGAAGGCGATCGCCGAGTGTCTCCAAGAGCTTAGCGCCACGATCAAAGAGCTACAAGGCGAGCCAGACGCACAGTCGCGCATCGAGCAAGAGATCGACCTGTGCGAGATCGACTTCCAGTCGTTTCTTGAGTTTATCGCCGACTCGCCAAACGAGCATGCGCTCGTGCGCTGGTATGCCAAGACCATGATCGGTGTACTCAAGCACCAAGACGACGCGCCCTTCGTCGAGCGCGTGAAAAGTTATGTGCTCGCTGCAGACCTGGAAGCGTCGCGCGCGTATGCTGCACAAGTGTGCGAAGAGAAAGACGCGATCGTCGAGCGCGAGTCGTTTCTCCCATACCCACAGCACATGCCCACAGTGCCAGCCGAGTACCTTGTCATGCTCTCTGTCAATGGCCCGAACGACGACCAGCGCTTCGCTGTGCTGCAGTGGATCGACGACACTGCGCACTGGGGACCACAGAGCGAGTACGTCAGGTTCTGGCGAGTGATCACAGTGCGACACATCGACAGCGTAGTCGCCAAAGCGCCACGGATGCCACACAGCATGGCTGTACTCGACGACTACAAGCGCAGACTGGTCGACCAGCTCGACTGGATCTTCCATGAGCTGGCCGATAATCACGATCCCGAGAGCGACACACATACAGTGATAGCGACCAAGGGACAGATCGAGCGCTGGCGATTGCTCGCGTCAGGTAGAAAAGAGAAAGACGCTTCGCCAGCATTACAGATCTCTGCAGACATTGCAGACTTTCGCATGCTCTTGATCAAGATAGCTAATCTGTTGTCGATGGCGCGAGAGATGGACCATGATCGCGTTGTCATGACCATAAGACATGATCTCTTTGAGTCGTGGCGTCAGTGGTACATAGAAGGACAAGAATAGACAAAGAGAGAGCGCGCACGCCGGCAGACGTGCGCGCTTTTCAGGGGAGATCTAGAGCTGCCCAAGTGGCTCTAGGCACTCCCATTATACAAGAGCCAGTCGTCGTGTCAAGTGCGACGACTGGCTCTTCGTTTTGCCACGATGCGCGCCATGTCTTTCGCAAAGCCAAAGCCGCCCCAACCGAGTATAAAGGCCAGAACGAAAGAGAGACTCGCGATCTCTGCGAGCGCGCCTTCTGTGGTCGCCAGATAGATCAAGAGTCCCAAGAGATCAGCGCCGATCGCCCCCAGTGCGGCGACCAGCTCGCGCGTCCGGAAGACTGGCCACTCGCCAGACTCGCGCATGCTGGTAAAAGCTGCGTCCAGATAGGGTACGACTGCGCTGGCGACGATCCCAAGCAAGACGACCAAGAAAGGCCATGAGACAGCCCACAGCCCGGGCCAGACGAAAAACGAAACGACAGCACCGACGACCAGCGCCAGCGCCACGAGCACTGGCCAGTACTTGGCCAGCCAAGACACTCTTTCTTTTCCCATGTCATTCTCCATTCTGTGGTACTTCTACTTTCCCATTGATATGCATGTACATCTCGCGCCAGTCGACACATGGCGAGAGTCCAGCGCCTTCGACCTGCAGCCCGAGACATCGAAGCGCGAGCAAGAGTCGACGCTCGATCTGTTCAAGCTCGCGCACTTTATCAGACAGCGCTTTGATCTCTGTCGCTTGCGCTGTGGTCAGCTCTTCCAGCTCGGCGAGTCGTCGCTCGAAGGCCTCGGACAGCGAGACTGTCGCACTGGTCAAAGTCTGCGCAGCGTCGACTGGCTCGCGTCGTCTGTCTTGCCTTGCTTTGATCAAGAGCGACCCAAGAGAAACGATCGCAGTCACAACAGAAACCACCACAGCGAACAGATCTGACGTTGTCATGTCCAGCTCTTTCTTGTCGAGATTATGAGAGCGCCCAGAGCGAGCACAGCATGGATCAGCGATCGTATGGCCGACAGTGTAGTGATGCTGATCTGCTCTGGCGTAGGGGGGACATAGTGACCGAGCTGTCGGCCAATGACATACGAGTAGAAGACGACCTCTGAGACAGACATGGACAGCGCTGCAGTGGCGACCCATGGATCGACGCCCTTGTGCCGCCACGCCCAGACCATGCGCACAATGAAGACCAGCCAAAAAACGAGTGTCGCGATCGAGATAGGTGTCCATGGGTACATTGTCAGACTCCCAGAAAGATCTTGTCAAAAAGTCTTGACATTCTCTCGCGCCTGTGCTATAATGTGTCTGTTGGACCTGACCGCACGACCACACACATTATAGGAGAAAACGACATGAGCTACAAACCACCACGCACCACCTCGCGCGAGCACTCTTTCGAGATCATTGGCCATCTGTTTGGCTTGCTCGAAGCGTACTTCGACTATGGTACTGACTGCCTGGCTGCGAAGGGCCGCATGCGCACGTGCTACCAGCACAGACTGGTCGACGACGAAGCTGCGAAGCGCTGCGCGCGCATTGACCAGCTATACGCGCTTCTCGATCACGACTGGATCGTCGAGTGCCATCTCGCCAGCGACGTCGACGCCAACGCGGCTGGCGCTTGCGAGACTATGCGACTGGTAAGCTGCATGCAGAAGGTAAAGCCAGAGCGCACAGTCTTGGCCGAGTGCGACCTCTCAAAGACGCCAGAGCAAGAGCGCGCAGAGCATCGCGCAGAGCTGCGCGAGATCGTCGACGAAGCGCCAGCGCCCACGCCGGCAGGCTGCACGCCAGAGCACTTGGAAGAGCTGAAAGACCAGCTTGGCAAAGAGTACCCCCTAGATCGATCAGAGTAGGGGACTGGTCGAAAGAGAGCGAGCGCCAGACAGAGCGCTTGCTCTCTCTTTTTGGCGTGTCTATGTCTCACAACAATCATTATGGGACATAGTTTCACGAGTCGCCAGAGTCGTCGCTCTCTTCGTCTTCGCACGCGCAGCACTCCCCCGAGCACTCCCCCGGACCACTCTCAGCGAGCTGGCTTTCGAGATCCAGACCAAAAGCGCTGGCCAGATCTGCAGACGACGCCATCGCCGGCATCGCGCGCTTGATCGCTTCGACGTTCTCAGCTAGCGCCAGTGGATGCATGAGAGCTTGCGGAGCTGGCGCGCTCGCGCAAGTCGCGTCCTGGATGGACTCGGCGAGCGCGCCGATCTCTTTCGCCCAAGTACAGACTTGCGGATTTGCGCTCTGGTCGACCACGTCGGCGATCTCTTGCAGCTCGATCCCATAAGCGATCAAGTCGTCGCCAATGGCGCGCAAGCGCTCGCCGATCGGACCTGTGGGCGGCTCTATTGGCGGCTCGACCGGTGGATCGACTGGATCGTCTGTGAGCATCTCGACGATCACTTGGTCAAAGTGGATCGCGTTTAGGTCGACAGCAAAGTCGGCAGAGTACCACAGAAAGACGTGTATACGATCTGTCTGCGCGATCACTTCCGGACTATAGATCCACGTCCAGACTCGCTGGTTTTGCGGCTTTTCGCGCACGTCAAACCACTCGCCATACTGGACGCTCCCGGCTTTGTAGTAGATCCCGCCACTGGGATCGATCCCGGCTCGCGTCCCCATTGCGCCATCGTTGTCGTTTTCTTGCTCTTTGCTTATGATCCACGCTCGAAAGCGAAAGCGCACTCGCCGGCCTGGCTGCACTGGTACAGAGCGATAGAGCGCGCCCTCGAGCGTGCTGTGTGGCTTGAACACGGCAGCGCTCAGTGGCGGCGAGTCTGGATCGACTCCGTCGTCGCCATCGCGCAGATCGCGCGAGTCGCACTCTGGTCGATCAAAGTTACCGTCGCCTGGCTCTTCTCGCCAGTCGACGACGTACTCGACGCCATCAGCGCCCACTGGGATCGTCAGCTCGTCGATGTCGTCTTGGTCGTGAAACTCGTTAAAATGATCCCGCACGATCTCGATCCACTCTTCTGGCATGTCTGTCTCCTTGTCTGGCCAAGTATGACCACGTGTCATGGCGTCGCGTAAGTCAGCCTTGACGCCCTCTTTATCCCCAAACGACCACTTGTCGCCTGTGTTCTGCCATCGAAACAGTGTTACAGCTCGGATCACATGCTGGCCATGGGTACTGTTCCACTCGTTGATCTCTTCGTACACGTTCTTTACCCAACCACTATTGACGTCAGCCCATGCGACGTCTTGGTCAGTCTCTAGAATGTAAATTGCCGAGCCAGCCGGGACCACAGAGCAAAAGTCGCGATACACTCGAAAGTTATAGAAGCGATCTTCGTATGGCCAGTCCATGGTGGCGTCAGAGAACACGAGATCTGGATCGCTGCCATGGGTGTACGCATGCAAGACGACGCCATCGAAGGCCTCGACGCTCTCGATCATGTCGCGCTGGTACTGTACCCAATCGCCCATGGTAGCATTCCATGGAGCGACAGCACCAAGCAAGATCTGCGCGTCTGGTCGAGCTGCCTTCGCTTTCTTGTACACAGCGTCAAAGCACTCTGCATAAGAGAAAGCGTCAAAGCCGCCCATGTTCGGCTCGTTTGCGATGACAAAAAAGTCGCAGCCCTGGGTATTCTTGACGAAAGACGCGACGCGCGTGGCAAAGTCGCCATAATGCTCTGGATCTGGGATCGTCTCGTTTGCGTGGTACGAGTTGTCGACACGACAGAAGACCTGTATATCTTTCTCGGCCAAAAAGCGATAGTCAGCGCCTTCTGTGTTGTTTGGATCGTGTCCCACTTGCACAGCGTCGACGATCGAGCCCTTGACGCCAGCGTCGAGCAAGATACGCTCGCCGCCAATGTCGTGTACGCTGTACAGTACTTCGCTCACAGGTGCTTGCATAAGTCCCCCTTTACCACTCTTCGATCTTGTCGCCGACTTGGTACTCGCCGCACTCATTGACGCGCAGCTCGTACCCCATCCAGAGATCTGGCTCTAGTCGCCAGACCCCACAGTCGCGTGGCTTTGGCGTCGCAGTCGCTTGGACGATACGCGCTTCCAGCTCGATCGTCTCAGGCGCCGGCAGTGGCGACAGTGGCGACCAGAACAGATCGCGCCACGCGACGCAGTCATGCAGCTCGCCATCGATCTCGCGCTGCCACGAGACGTGGTCGACTGGTACAGCGCACTGCAGAGAGTCCCCCACTGGTACAGCGCACATGATCGTGTCGCCATACAGCCCACAGCCAGCGCTGTCGGCTGTACACGCGTCTCGCTCTTGCGCAGTGACCGCGATCGCGATCAAGCCAAGAGCGAGCACAAAAACGAGTGACCAGAAAAGCCTTTTCACTTGTCCCCCTTTCCAGACTAGAATGTCGAGTAAAACCAGTCCACAGCGCCAAAGTCGTTGAACGACGTCGCCAAGTTTCGGTAGTATATCCCCACTCTGGCTGGCGTCCAAGTCTGGCCAGCCGGTGCCGTTGTCCAAAGCGCGCCTATTGATGGACGACCTGCAGCCGAGATACTACTGATCGCCGCTTCGCCAAAAGTCATTATGCGCGGATTCCAGCTTGACCACTCTGTACCACGCGTCGAGAGCCAAAGACCATAGAAAGACTGATGCAAGAGAGAGTGCGTCGCGCTCAAGATCGTTTTTGCGCCGCCCCCAGCGCGATACTCGTATCTATAGATCGGTGGACCAGACGACACAGCACCTGGCGATCGAATAAAGACGCGCAAAAAGTTATTTGCGCCTTCCCCATCGCCAGCGTCGACGCCATCGTCGACCATGAGACCTATCTCGCATGAATAGTTGGCTGCGACCCTTACAGCTATATCGCATTGGCTTGCGGCTGGCGTCACAGTGATGTACTTGAAAGCTCTCACGCTCGCATTATGCGCTATCTGCAGCATAGAGTTTTCATAGTTTTGTACAGATGGCGTCGCCCAGCCTGCAGCATACGCAGCCCAACCAGTCCACGCGAGCGTGTCGCCGCCACGCCGGAAGTGATCGTCTGGCTCGAAGCCTTGGTCGACAAAGCGCGCCCAGAGTCCACCGTCGTCGTTGTCTGGATAGACGTCTTTTCCTTCTTGGAGTGTGATGTCGTCGGCCCTGTGCCAAAACTCAGAGTCGATCGCCATGGCCATGTCGTCGGCCAATTGCTGGACCATACTATACCCCCGCTCCCGCAAGACCCATGCGCGCCAATTGCTGATCCAAGTGTGAAACCTTCTGGCCATCGACCTCGAGATCTCTAGGCGCTGAAAACTTGAGCGACTCTATAAAGCCAGCGCGCACGTCGCTGCGCAGCTTGGCCGACGTCGCTGGTAAAGCTGTCCCGACCTGGATGTCGCCGAGAAAGACCCAAGAGTCTGGACGCACGAGCCATGGCTCGACTCTCTGCTGCTGCAGCGTCGACCACTCTTCGTTCTCTGTGAGTGACGTTTTCAGCTCGATCGCGTTTGGCGCGAGCTGGTAGACCAGTCGCCGGCCTTCGTACACTCCCAGAGTATAGCGTCTGTACTGCGAGTCGCCTTTGCTGGCTAGGTCTTTCAAGATCGTCCATGCGCGCTTGTCTTTGTTCTCGTACTGCGAGATCTGCGTCGTGTTCGCTGCGATGCGCGTATAGTCGCTGGAAAAGATCCCGTTAGGATCTGCAGCGAGCACGGCGACGATCTTGTCGTCGAGATCGATGTTGCCAGACGAAGCTGTCTGATTATAGATATAGGCCTCGAGCCATGCCCAGTAGCCAAGACAGTCGAGCGAGACTTGCGGCTCGCTTCCAGCTCGCAGCGTCGCGCGACGTCCGGACTCTGGCCATGCGTGCTCTACAAGCCAAGTGTTGGCGACCTGTAGCGCTTCTGTCGCGTTTGATCCCGAGATACTCGCGACTTTTTGCCAGACGCCATGCTCGGCCTGTGAAAACGAGTTTTCGATCCATGCAGTCGTGTCGCGCTTTCCTACTGTTGGGGGACTGGTCGACGTGTCGACTGTCGAGTACGCGACTTTGACTTTGTTCCCTATGCTCACCAAGGGACCGATCACGATCTTGGCTCTTCCCAGATTGATCGTCAATTTGTTGACAAAGCCTTCCCATACAGTCGACAAGCCTGGCGACATGACTTCGATGTGACGCCCGACGCCACGCGAGATCCAGTCGTTTGCTTCGCCGAGTCCAATGAAAGACGCGATCGACGCTGCGTAAAATCCCCCAGTTGCGCGCATCTGATGCGAGTAACTCGACAAGGTCTCTGTGATCGTCGAGACTTCGAGTCGCGACGCTGCGACCAGTGGATCGCTCACAGTGACAGAGAGCCCGGCCTGTGTAAAGAAAGATCCCAGATCTGTCGCCATCTATCCCCCAGTACCAGAGTCGTCGTATGTTTCCCGGGAAACATTGATCATTGGTCGCCACGCAAAAACGAGTATCGCTGTATTGCCCACTGCTGGACGTCGCACGCGATCGAAGGGGGAGCGACAAAAGTGTCGCCATCGTCGTAGTGTCGCGCGAAAGCAAAGTACATGCGCTGGCGCTGATCTTGCTGCAGTATCGGACGTCCAGCGCTCTGCAGCGCCCATGTACTGTCGATGTAGTCAGTAGCCGAGCCACGCAAGATCGCGCGCTTGCGCTTCGTGCGTCGCGTACCATCGACTTGGAGCAAGCGACGATACTGCTCTATACCTCCCCAACCGAGCGCCGTTTTCTCGCTGTCTGCGTCTTCTACGTCTGCGCTCCATTCGTCGACCGGGAGCACGAGAAGATCGTACACGAAAAAGTTGCCTGGCGATCCAGTGTTAACGATCGTGACGTCCAGCTCTGTCTGCGCAGCCACTTCTGTCGAGAGCACGACGTCAGGCGCGCCGATCACGATCTCGCCCAGATCGAGAAACTCGTAATCTTGCAAGTTTTCCGGATAGATGTTTTCTGTCTGCGTGGTCACTCCATTGGCGCGCCATCTGCATCGCAAGTAACACTCGCCGCCAGATCCATAGTCTTGGTACACGCGAGCATACATGTGGAAGCGCCCGAGCCAGTGACGCGCTTGCTCTCGATCGATCGAGTAAGTAATAGTGCCGCTTGACGTCGCAGGCGCGTACCATGTAGTATTGCCAGCGCTCTTTGTGTCGTTCGTTGTCGTGCTCAGACCAAAGCCGATCCCGACCAGCGACCAGCCTGGCGGCAGTGTAGCACCTCCCAGATTGATCCACGCGGTAAAGTCTTCGCCACGCCAGAGAGAACGCAAGCCCATGAGCACGCGCGTCGCTTCGTGCTCTATGTTTGCATCAGTCGCATAGTCAGACGCACCCCCGAGACGCGTCTCGCTGAGCGCTGGTATGTTTCCCCCGATCTCGTTATGGCCGATCTCTGTCCATGGCCATTCTACTGCGTAGATCGGGCCATCGTTCCATGGGATCTGCAGTGGCGAGACCGCGCCCGGATTAAGATACAAGCGCACCCAAAGCGCTGTCACTCCGTTATGGGTATCTTTGACCCAGACGCCAGCGCCCTCGCCGCGCCAGTGTACAGAATTGCGGCCAAGCGTGTCGAGCGCATGACCTGTCATCGCACCATCTTGGTTTGTGTTGTCTTGCACTCGCGAAAAGTTTGTCCATCCTCCGACGCCATTGGACCGCGCCCAGGTGCCAGCGCTCGCGATCGCTGTCTGAGTGAGGTTAAACACGAGCGAGTAGAAAGGCCCAAAGCTCGGCCCGACGTCTTCGATCCCAAAAAGTATATAAGAGCCACTACCAGCGACCAGCCTTTCGAGTAATGGGTAAGGGCCACTCAAGTTTGCCAAGTTGGGACCGTACACCCACGCGCCCCCATCCCATGTATAGCTATAGATGTGTGTGATCTGCGCTGGCGACCACCTGTTACCCACAAAGACGCCCATGTCTTCGCAAAGTGGATCGAGTGTGATCGGCGCTCCAAGAGCTGGATCGCACGTCAGCGCGAAGACTGGATCGCAGTCGCTTCCCCATGTACCGTTTTCGATTAAACCATGGTTCTTGTAGTAAGAATTGTCAAAAGCGACCTCGCCATGATCGTCAAAGATCGTCAAGAGTACAAGAGTCAGATAGTCCCGATCGTACAATTGCCACCATGGCAAGCATCGATCTGGGGGAGTAAAATTTGACGTCCATCTGATGGCTTTCGTGACTCGCACCCATGCTATGTCGCCGTCGAAAGTTGTCGTAGCATTTGCGCGATTCGCGATCGTAAGATCGACACCTACGTCAGTAGCGATCGCGCCGTTTCTCACTTGTGTATTGTTTGTCTGCTCGACGCCATCGATCCAAAGTCTCGGATTAGTGGAAGCTGCGTCGTCCCATGTGAACGCAACATGGTGCCATGCGCTGTCAGTAGTGAACGCGACAGTACCAGACCATGCGCGACCGTTAGCAGTCGCACATTCAATAGTCGCCGCTAAACCCTCGACTGAACTGACATGAAAACGCCAGCCAACGTTGGTATTCCATCCCTTTTGTATGATAGTCCCTGCATTGTTTTCGCCCCAGCCATTCGTTCTGATCCACGCATCGACTGTAAACGCAGCGTCATGTAGATCTTGCAAGTGAGTAGGATCGCCGTAATTGATCAGCGTGTCTTGACCGTCACAGACAACAAAACTGTTTTTCGTTCTCACATAAGCGATCTGTTCTGCGACGTCGCTGCAGCACTCGCAGCCCCATGTCAAGTTGTCGATCGTGCCGTTGTTCGCATTCTCGCTCAGATCAGACACTTCGACGCCGAAACCTTCATGGATTCCGAGCCAAACAGTATTAGAGTCTTTCGTCGGAAGAGTGCAACGAGCCGGGATTGCGTCATTAAAATCAGTCGTGTATTTTACGACGTCAGAGATCATGACCCATCCCAGATCAGCGTTTGCAGCCCTGTTTCCGTCTGAGCGTGCGAGCATGGTCAGATCGTCCCCGACGTCAGAGACGATCGCGCCGTTTCTGTTGGCGAGCACGATCCCAACGTTCAGACCGTCGACAAAAATAGTCGGCGCTTGGTAGCTCGCATCGTCCCAGCACACTGCGACATGGTGCCACTCGCCAAACGACATAGTAAAATTAGGTGCATAAGTTGCGCCATCCGTCACAGCACAGACGACCTCCGCGCGTACTTGCTGGGACACGCGCAGCGTGACATTCCAACCAGAGTTGTATAGATTGCCTTTTGAGATCAAGCATGAGTTGTTCGTTGCATGCTCCCATACGCGAACCCAAAACTCGCATGTAAACGCGTCGTCACCAAGATCCTGTAGCACTGCGTCGTCGAGTACGACAATACCTTGCCCCGGTTGTGCGTATGCAGAAACATAGCTAGGCGCGCATTGTGCGATGTTTCCTTGTAAGTGTTCGCAGTCGCATCTAAAAGAACCATTCGACAGCGTGCCATCGATCGCGGCTGTCCCTTCTTGGTTAACGATTGTACCTGATCCAGCCCCACTATAGTCGACGCCGATCCACTGGCCGACAGTGGACGCGTCGATCTCTGGTAGCCTGCAGCGCTCTGGCGGTGTGAAGCGTCGATTATAGCGCACGACGTCAGACACGCGCGTCCAAGCGATACCACCGTCGAAACCAGCGCCATTGTCTGCGCGATTTCCTATGATCAACGTTTGCCCTACGTCAGAAAGCACAGCGCCAGATCTCTCTGACTCTACTCCATTGGTCTGGTACTCACCATCGATCCACAAGTGAGGAAAACGATCGGTTGAGTCGTCCCATGTCATGGCCACATGTCGCCATTCCCCAGTATATGGAAAGACGTCGATCTCGCTAACCGATTCGGCGCTCGTGACTGCACAGAAGATCTGACCACGCAAGCCTCGACCACTCAGACGCATGCGCCAGCCGACGCTGGCGTTATTGTCTTTACCGATCACGTAGCCGCGATTCAGCTCGCCAACACTGTCGGCACGCACCCACGCTTCGATCGTAAAAGCGTTATCAGCTAGATCTTGGATCACAGCATTGTCAGGAACCACGATCTGTGTATTCGACCCGTTAAACTCGACATGGTAGTGACTGCACGTCTCGCTATAGCCAGCGCTTGGCACACAGTCGCCCTGGTCGACTGGACGATAGTTTCGCCATGGACCATGCTCGAAAGAAAACGGGAGATCTTGAGACTCGCTCGCGCCCGAGCCATCCAGCACAAGTGGCGGCTTGTATGGGTTAACATGGCGTGGTAGTGACCAGCCATACAAGATCGCGTACTGCGCATTGGTCTGGCCTCGACCACGCACAGCCAGCCAGACTGGCTGGTCGTTCACACCGGCATAATAGTCTGTCGAGAGCTGCAAAAGCTCAAAGAGCCGATGCACGTTTCGCATGCAGTCGTCTGGGTTTTGACCTCGAATAGTGAGATCGAGAGCGTCGCTTATGTTGTCCCAGAACGCGCCAGCCATCTCGCGCCCTTCTGCGATAGGCGAGTCGCGCCAGATACCGCCCCCTTTCCACGTCAGAGCGTTTGGTACATAGCCAGATCCACAGTACACGTCACCGATCAGATCGAGCGCAACAAACTGCAGATCGCCATCTTGGTCGTATGTGTACGTCTGGATCTCGAATTGCGCGAGCTTGAAACGTTTAGCCATTATACACCCACTCCTGACGCTACTGTCTCAAGTATGAATGATCGAAGCTGGCCGACGTCCATGCCATTGTTGATCGTCTGGCCTCCCATGTTGACTGTGACGCTGCGCGTATTCGTGACTTGCGTCACTGGCGAAGTGACCACAGGCGGCGCTACTGCAGTCATGAGCTGCGCATTGACTTCTGGCTGCATGGCTGCGACGCCGACTTGGTAGCCTTGCATCGTCTGAGCGCCGATCTCTGCAAAAAGTCGACTCGGCGAGCCGATGCCCAGAAGGCGCTTTGCTGCAGCGATCGCGTCTGCGATCGTCCCAGTGACGCTGTCGATCAGCGACTGCGCTTTCGCTTTGATCCCAGATGTAAAGCCATCCATCAGATCGCCGCCTGCAGTCTTTGCGCCTTCGATAAAGTCTTCGACGCCATCGACTATGTTTTGCCATACTTGCCTGATCGACTCGCCAAAATTCTCGGCAGCCTGGTTAAAACCATCGACCATGTTTTGCCATAGCTCGCCGAGCGTCTCGCCGCCAGTCTCAAAGTCGCCTGTAAGACCTTCCCAGAACGTCGACCACCACTCTTGGACGCCCGACCACCAATCGTCCAAGATGATCATGAACATGTCCCAATTGGCCGACCATTGCTCTTTGACTGCGTCCCAAGACTCACCACCGAGCGCCTTTGTGATCAGATCAAACAGCTCTATGATGGCGACTTGGATATTGTTGACGACTGTCCAGAGCACAGCCCCCATGGACTCCCAGAGCGACGACCAGTTACCAGTGGCGACAGCCATGACGATCTCGCTGCCCTCGAGAATGAGATCAAAAAGCCCGTTTATGATCGGCTTGATCACGTCCCACGCTTCTGTCAAGATACCAGCGAAAGCTGTCCAGCGCTCTGCCCACTTTGCGATAAAGTCTTGGATCAGTGGACCATTCTCGCTGTACCACTCAGAGAGAAGCAAGAGCTTCTCAGACAGAAAAGGTATGATCTCTTCTGCGAGCGTGCGCGCAGTCTCTTGGAAAGCTGCGAAAACATTGGTCGCAGTCTCTTGGATGCCGGGCCCGTACTCTGTCCAAAAGTCCAGAATATTCTGGAAAGCCGCTTGCACGTTCTCGATCGCTGGCTGCAGAGTGCTCGACCAAAAGTCAGAGACCACAGTCATGGCCTCTGGCCACTTCTCTTGGAGCCACGACCAGATCTCTTTGATCGCTGGTATGGCCGTATCTTGTACCCATGTCGCCAGCTCGCGTATGGCCGGGATCAGCGTGGTCTGTACCCAAGTCGCTGCAGTGCTCATGGCGGCTGGTAGATCGTTCTGTAGAAACTCTATAAAGTCCCAGACGCGCGCCATGATCGTGTCTTCCTCGAGAAAGTTATCGAGCATCTCGCCTATCCCAGTCAGAAAGCCGCCACGCGCGAAACCTTTGGAAAACTCAGAGATCAAGAGCTGGCCAAACTCGATCAAGCTCTGGATCTTTGGGATCAAGTGTTGCTCTAGAAGTGCCGGCAGACGTTGCGCCCACTCGACTATGATCGGCTTTGCAAACTCTAGAAAGTCTTTTAGGAAAGGCAAGAGCGCGTCGCCGATCGAGAGTCCCATGTCGCGTATGATATTCTTGACTAGCTGCATCTGCGCTTTGAACGTCTGATACCTCTTTTGTGCCTCTTCGACTAGCGCAGTATTCTGCGTCCATGCGCTCTCGGCGACGCCGAGCGTCTCGGCCAGTAGCGAGATACTCGTATCTGTGACGCCACTGGCTTTGGAAAGAGAGATAAAAGAGCGCACGAGTCGCGAGTCGGCCAGCTCTAGATCTTCGAGTATCCCTTTCGCGTCGTCGGCTTTGCCAAGTCCATCGACGAAGAGCCTAAAAGCCTCGCTTGCGTCTGTCTTGAATAGCTCGACGAAGCGCTCGGCAGTGACGCCAGACACGTCTGCAAAAGTTTTGAGCGCGCCTTGCGCGCCAGTGAGCTGGCCATGCGAAGCGACCAAGCTGTCGATCGACGCTTCCTGTGCGATAAGTTGCTCTGTCAAGCTCTCGATCTTTAGTCGCTGCGTCTCTTTGGTCGACGCTTTCGTCTTGTCTGTGTACTCGCTCATGCGAAGCTGTGCAAGATAGAGCTTTTCTTCCAGCTCTTCCCACTTTTGGCGAGCTTTGGCGATCTCTTCTGTGTTGTCGACGACGCCGCTCGTATTCTGGCGCGCAGCATCGCCCATGGCGAAGAGCACTTTCTGTACTGCAGTACCCCCGGCCTCGGCCTGGACGCCCACAGACGAAAACGCTGCAGAGATGGCGAGTACTTCGTCTTCTGACAAGCCAGCGATCGCAGCCGCGCCAGCGATGCGCTGGCCAAAGCGCAAGACGTCGTTTTCTGTCGTGGCGAAGCTATTGCCCAGATCGACGATCGTCGATCCCAAGTTTTCCACGTCTTCTGGCGCTGTCCCCAAGACGTTCATGAACTGGGAGATCATGATCGCGCCTTCTTCGCCGAGTATGTTTGTCGTGTCGTTCAGCATCGCGATCACGCGCGTCGTGGCGACTATGTTTTCCTCTGCCACGCCGAGCTGGCCGAGCACTTCGCCAAAGCCGAGTAGCTCTTCTGTGGTTAGTGGGATCTCATACGTCAGATCGCGAAACTGGCGCTTGATCGCTTCGCCCGCTTCTGTGAGGTTTCCTTCGTCGTCTGTCAGTCCATCGACTGTTTTACTCAGACCAGCGAAAGCGCTCTCGACCTCGATCGCAGTGTTCACACTGACAGCGCTGATCGTCCCCACAGCGCCAGCGATCGCTGTCCCTGCAGTCAGAGCGATCTTTGCTGCAGTCTGAAAAGCGCTAGTGATGATACCCCCTAGCCTGTTCATGACGCCGGCAGTGGTCGACGTGAGCTTCGACATAGCGCCCACCTCACGCTTGTATGTCGAAGCGCCACGCATGAAGCCAGCCATCTCCATGACAGCTTCCAGCCCGATCTTTTCGCTCGTGCTCATTACGCAGTACTCCCTTGGAGAGCTTTACCTCATAAGAGATCGTCGTCTGGCACTGGATCGAGTCCCTTGGCCAGTCGATCAGCTTGTTTCTGGCGAAGTGTGTTCTCTACGTCTTGCATCATGTACCACTCGCGCGTCCACTCCAAAAGCTCGGCCTGTTGCATCTCTGTGAGATCTTCCCAGTTATCGACAGCGTACGGTTTATAGTGCCACAAGAAACAGATCGTTAGCTCGCTAAATCTCGGGTGATGCGTCCATCTTGCTGGTTTCAGATTTAATCGTTCCTTGCACTCTCTCAGCGACAGATCTCCCGATCCTGTCCAGCGTACCGCGAAAAAACGTCTCGAAAGTTTCGACAGCCTCCTGACTGATCCCACGTATGGAAGCTGTACGCACTGCAGCCATGAAGCCGATCCAGTCAGCTGCAGTATAGAAACATTCGTCTTGTAAGTACTCGTACTTGAGATCGATCGCGTTTTCTGGCAAGTCAGCGCCAAAGGCCTCTTGCATCTCGATCCAGTCGTCTGGTACGTCGAGCTGTACAGCGCGCACGATCATGGCTTTGGTTTGCTTGAGTGTGATCTCGTTTGCCATGCGATCTTGACAGTCGAGATACGCAGCCCATGCGGCCTTCTCTTCGTCTGTTGTGCTTTCGTCGGCGATCGAGTCTTCGTCGTGATAGAAGCTGTCTTTGCCTACTTTGTACGCTGGCGCGTCGACTTGCTCTTCTCGCTCTTCGTACTCGCGCCGGATCCGCGTGGCGATGCGCGCGAGAAACGACTCATGCACTGCGCGATATGGGATCTCGCGTCCATCTTCGTTTGTGTAGATCAGTGGCCCGGTTCTTGTTTTCGTGTCTTCGCTCATGTTCGTATTGCCCCCTTGTTAAAATGGTCGCCGCCACGTGAAGGGGGGGAACACGCAGCGGACGACCATACTTTTAGAGTAAAAGCGACCCCCTTGTCGATCTAGCCGCCCATGCCGACGTTGGCGATCATGGCTGTCGTGCCTTGCACTTCGCCAACAGTCTTGGCCTGGTTACAGTCGCAGACTGCGATCGCGTTTAGGCCAGCGTTTGTGGGCATTTGTGCGACCTGTCGCCAGTCATACCCTCCATTGACGGTATGGAAGACGCGCCCCACTGGCGCGGCTGTGTTGTGGACCAAGTACCCACAGAACAGATTGTAAGGCGACGTTTCGACAAACTCGATGTCGACGACTTCGCCAGCGCCAGACCCTGAGAAAGTGACCAGCGTCATGGCTGTCTCGCCAGCGTCGATCGTCTTGTACAGATTGCCCGAGCCTGTCCCGATCCACCATCGGCAGTCTGTCAGCGCTGCGACGCAGTACAGATCGTCGCCGCTTCCAGTGACGTTGTCGGGTACATACCAGTTTACACCACCGTCGATCGTCACCAAGATCGTGTCGTTGTCGCCGACCACAACCAAGTGGTTTTCATCTGGACCATGGATCATGTTGAGATCCTCAGTCGTCAAGATGGCGTCATGTACTACTGTCCAGCTCTCGCCGCCATTGGTCGACTGCGCGATCCCTCCCCCGGTGAGCACACACCACACGTTATGCGGATCGAGTGCGAAAAGCCCACCTTGGCGAGCCACGTACTGGCCGAGCGTCGCGCCGACATTGACCAGATTCCACGTCGCGCCATTGTCGTCGCTATATGCGATCTCTGCTGGATTGGCTGCGTCTGTCGTACCTCGAGCGACGATCACTCTCATGGTTTCGTCGTCGATCTGGACGCGCACGATCGAGCTTATGATCTCGTCAGTGGCGAAGGGATTGGCGGCGCCTGCAGTCCAGTCTGTTGCTTTCGTCTTGAAAAGCACATCGGCCAGACTCGACGCGCTGCCTGGCACTGGATCGCCAGCGGCTGCACCGTCTTCGCAAACGCCCTTCGCGCCCCCGCACTCATCCCAACATGCCATGGCATTGCCAAAGTCAATGTCGTTTAGCGCTTCCGTCTCTGTGGTCTCTTCTCTCGAAGCGACCAAGCGAAAGTACTTTAACCAAGTACTAGAGCTGATGTCGAACGATTGCATGCTCATGTCTTGGTTTTCAGCGTCTTTCGCGTACAGATTCGAGAGCGTCTCGCCAGTGATGCGCGCAGTAGGCAAGAGCCAGCCACGCGTATACCCTGGGAAGACGTCGCGCCGGCCTTTCTTGTACTTGTTGACATACAAAGGCGCGCCACACTCGACGACTCTTTCGAGCCAGTCCATGAACTCTTCGACGTCGGCCTCGACTGACGTCGTGACTGCTGTCGGCGCTCCCTGAAACTCTGCGCTCACGTACCAGCTATTGATCATGCTCAAGTCTGGACAAAAGCGCACAGTGACGTCACCTCTCGGAGCCGACAGATCCCCCAAGTTGTGACAGCCCAATGGGTATAGTTTCGTCCCGGGCCCGTCTGGCTGTATCCACAAGATACCATCGCCAGCCTTGTGCTTGTAGCTCATGGTTAACCTCCCATGCTATGCTTGCTACTTGTGACCACGAGCCGCACGCAGCACGCGAGCGATCTCTGGCTCGAAAGCCAGCATGAACGCTTTGCGCAGCCTGTGATAGTTGCTCGTGACGTCTTTCGCCGATATGATACCAAGCTCTAGCTGTGCGCGAGCGAAGCGAGATCGAACGCCAGCCACGTCGATCATGCTTGCCCATAGAGTCAGTACGATTGCTTGATCCAGTACTCGCTGTGCGACTTTGCCTTCTTTGATCGCGTCCAGCGCCACGCTGCAGCCGACAGTACCTTCGTCGCCATCGTACACGACGATCGCGACGTCGCCTTCTACACGCATGACCTCGACGTCGACCCACTCGCAGTGATCGCCCTCTTGCTGTCCATCTCGCAAGTAGTCGAAACTCGTTAAAACGTCCAGATCTTGTGTCTCTTTGTCCATTGCTCACCTCACATGAATGGTATCTTGCCTGTGCGACGATAGCGCTGCACGCGCCTCTTTAGTACTGGATTCATGAGATAGCCGCCAAAAGGAACAGAGATCGCGAGCTGCATTCGTTTCTTGATCTCTGGTCGCCACTTCTCTGCGATCACCTTGTCAAAGTGTCGGCCCTCGAAGCCTTTCGCAGTGATCTGCGTATACACGAAGACCAGCTCGCCACGCGAGCCGCCCTCTGTTGGCTCTAGATCTCCAAGTCGCAAGCGATTCGGCCATGTCTTTGCGTCGTACCCACTTGGAAAGACCAAGAGCCCTGGACCGTCTTTAGGGATCTTGTACCCACCTTTGACGCCCTTTGTCAGACGCTTGTAATTGACGTCTGACGTCGTGACGCTGATCGTCACCTTTCGCGATGTGACCAGACCACGCTTTCGGAACTTTGGCCGATTGCGAAAAGTCTTCGTCGTCGTGTCGAAGTCGCTGCGCACGTCTGTCGCTGTCTCGCTGGCCATAAAGCGCAACGACGATTCGAGCCAGTCGAGATCAATGTCTGTTGGTAGTATCTCTGTGACCTTGAACACGTTACACCTCGAGCTATAGCTCGCTGATTCTGCGCAGTCGCATGTTTTGCGCTTTGACATACACGTCCCATGCGCCATCGCTCACACCAAAAGGACAGCGCTCGCGCTCGTTTGACACGTTGTCTGGTACGTTTCTCGCGCCTGTCCACATGTTTTGGAGCCATTCGTCGCTGGCGCATGGCGGCTGTGGGATCTTGACCAGCGCGAGCTTGACGATCATGTGCTCTTGCTCGTTTGTCAGCGTTTCCAGTCCGGACAAGTACGACAGACGTATCGACTCTGGACAGCACCGACACAGCGAAGAGCTGCGCGTCCATGCGCCAACCGAGTACGTCGCGAGATGCGTCTCCCAAGACCCCAAACGCGCGCTTCTGATACGCATGCACGCGTCGCGCTCTGTCGAGCTGCAGCTCGCGCACGAGCACGTCGAGCCACTCCCATACACATACACGCCATTGGTACTGGGATCGTTGTACTCGCGCTTTATGTCGACGTTGTCGACAAAGTTGGCGAGCGTGGCATAGTCGACGCCAGAGCGCTCTGGCTCTTTGACAGTCTCTTGCGCTGCCTCTGTGACCAGCCGACAGCGCGGTATGTGTATGGTCAGCGTGCCAGCGCTGATCGAGACATAGCTCGGCGAGATGCGCGCGTCGCCGCTCGGATAATAGACCATGACTTCGTCTTCGTCTGTGAACGTCACACCTGGCACGGTAAAGACCATGGGATCGACGCTCTTGTCGACTGGCGCGTGCGCGAGAGAGACGTCGTCGACAGCTCGCACGCCGGCAGCTATCAAGCGACCACGCTTCGACCAGACTGGCTGTCGAAAGAAAGTAGACTCGATCGCCCATGTGGGTTTCCAGTAATAGCGCGTCAAGTCTTCCAGCTCGACCTGGCTGTCGCGCAGCGCTCGCGCGAGCGTGTCGCGATCGCTCTTTGTCCACATGTCGAGCCCTGGATAGTTGGGATCGCTCGTGTTGATCACTCCCCAGAAAGAGCACTCTGGGATCTGCGCGAGCTGCGCAAAGCGCGCCAAAGGGACAGCGAGATCAAAGTCTGCGAGTGTGTCTTCTGTTGGAACGACGATCGCCATGTCTGTCCCCTTCTATGTCTTGGTGTACTCTAGATCACTGCCAAAGCC